CAACAGTCGAAACTGCAACTGCACCAAGATCAAGTTCAGATTCCACTGCATCAATAAAAGCATCGTCAATGTTGGAATCTGATGCTGCAGTGGTAAGAAGTTGATCTGCAGTGATTAAAACAAACTTATCTGTTGCACTATCATACGAAATTACATAGCCATCTTTTGTTGCATCCAGAGTTCCAAAGTCAGTGTCACCCATCTCTTCCATCTGGGATGGGCTACGTGTTGATGAGATTGATAATGATCTTACTGGAGTTTTTTTGATAACACTCGATACTGCGCCAGCCTTTCTAAGTACCGCCATTGGTTTAGGTCGTAATGCCTGCTGTTACCAAAGCCATTCCCTGAGTCAATCTAGATACAGCACCAGAGGATGAAGTTAACTTAACATCATACAAATACCTTCCAGGATTCAACCCAGATGTGACACCAGAGGTCATTGCAATTGCAACTTCACCTGTTGCACCAGTAATTGATACTGAAAACGACTTTGATGTTGTTGAATCTGGATGTTTTTTGATTTGAGCCTTTCCAGAGTATCCTGCAAGATTGGATGCACTTCCATCAGATTCTCTAGAAACAAATGTTTCTGTAAAATCCGCTCCTTGAGCAATCGTAATATTAATGGAAGGAATCGCTGCCATTTTTCTTTTTTAACTATTTAGTTTCTTCTTTCTTGCTCGCCTTGAGTAACTTTGATAATTCTGCAGTAGAACCAACAAACAATGCGTTGGTAACGTTTGTTGGCCCACGGTTTGGTTCTTCGTCAAGTTCTTTCATTTTCTTTTGAAGGTCAATTAATTTATCTGTGGTGTCTGCGACGTTCTTAATTAATTGACCAGCAACTTCATATGCTCTTGGTGAATCAGATTCTTGTGCAAGTTCAAGAATACCATTCACTGCTTCTTGACCTTTTTCAATCAATGAATAAAGATTTCCTCTAGAATACTCATAATCTTTTTTGACTTGATCAACCTCTACTGGTTTATCAACAATAGGTTTTTTGTCCTCTTCTACTGAAACAATAGATGTTTCAATATCAAGAGCGTCTTCTATGGAATCAAAGTTTTTCATGGTTGTATCAGATGTCTATGTTTTGACCTGAACTATATCTCTTACCGTCAGTAAAGAAAGAAACAGTTTCATTAAAACCAAAATCATCACCTGGGTCTATCAGTGCATCATCAGAAGCATTGAGAATGTCAACAGATGCATTATGTGCATGATCTGCAGCTGTAGATCCATCATATGCTCTGTAAACAGTCAATTCATTACCAGAAATAGATCTGATATACATAATCTCATCACCAATGATAATTCTATCACCCTTTGCAAATCCTGTGGTTGTATTGAGAGTGATCTCAGTTACGTCAGTGGTAATCGCACCATTCAGAACTGCAGAGTTGTCATTATTGTAATCTTGTAAAGCTTTAGGAGTTGCAGTGTATCTCTGTACTCTCTTTGCAGTTACAATGTTAGTGTTATCATAGTAATCAACATCAACTCTCTTAATGAGACCATCGGTACTATCTGCAACTGGGCCAAACAGATAAGTTTTTGCAGTGAATCTTAGAGTATGAATAATGATTCTTCTGTCGGAAAGATTACCCTCATATTGATCTTTTTGAGTGATACTTTCAAGAATAATTGGAACGTCTTTTTTCTCTCCGATTGAACTGATTAAGTTGATTGTGATGTTAAATGCAGGTTGAAAGTATGGAAGTATTTGCTCAATAATTTGTAATGAGTCATCATTTAGTTTGGTCATTACATTTAACTCAAATGCAACATTATATGGAACAGGCATGTAAACCTTTTTAGCTTTTGAGTTATTGTCTACTGCAATAAATGTTTGAACAACGGATGTTTTTCTTGATGGATCATATTGGAGACCAGTCATCTCAAATGAAAGACGCGGTAAAGTCAGAGCAATCTCTCTGTTGAGTGTTGGTTGTTGTTCAATTCTTGCAAGAAACTTTTGAATTGGTCCATATGCAAGAGGTACTTTCATCACACTAAAATCAACTCCGTTCGCATCTTTATGACGGATTTGAATATTATTGAATAAAGTACCAAACGCGATGACTGTCTTTCTCAGTATCTCGTGGTAAAAATAAGTTCCTAACATATCAAGAGTTTTCTAAGTATTTAGAATGTGCCAAAGGGGTTCCTTTCGGTAAAGTCCAGAATTGCATCAGCTTCGGTCTCAATATCCTTATTATCTGCATATTGTCTTGCAGTAAGGTTAAGATCTGTTGCAAATCCAGTGGGTGTATCAGTGTCAATTGATTTAATGATGTAGATTGCACCAGATTCTTGACCTGTGACTTTATCACCAACTTTAAAGTTGAGTGCAGTAATGCTAGAGACATCAAGAGTTTTTGATGCTGCATCCCAAGTTTTAACTCTTGCACTTTGAGTTGATCCTGCACCAATTCCAGATTGGAATAACAATCTTTCATTGAATATATAAGTTCCAACACCAATAGTTGTTGCAGCTCCAATTGTAATTGTTGGTGCTGCAGTGTATCCACTACCAGCGTTACTAATATAAATTGCACTGATTGTTCCACCTGCACCAAGAATGGCTTCACCAGTTGCAGTAGTTCCTGATGGAGGTGCAGAGAATGTGACTGATGGTGTAGTAGTGTATCCAGATCCACCACTGGTAATGGTCACAATACCAATCGAACCCAGTGTTGTAATACCTGCAGTTGCGATACCACTTCCAGACATTGTAACTGTTGGAATACCTAGATATCCACTACCAGGATTAATTAAGAGAACTCTGTTGATTGAAGATCCAGTTGAAATACCAGATCTAGATGTCATAATTGCAACGGCTGTTGCATTAACACCAGGAGATGTACTGATGGAAACCGTTGGTGCAGATGTATATCCGTATCCATCATCTTGCAAGAACAATCTTTGTACTGAATTGTAGACAACACCTGTATTTGCAGTTGCTGTACTTCCAATACCAGACATGACGATTCTTGTCATGTAACCATCTGTTTGAACAATTGCATCAACTTCATCAATACCAGTATCAAGAACTTCATCTTCATATTCAAACTGTTCACAAGTCAATTCATAAACATAAAGTTTTTGAAGTTGATAGAATGGTTTTTCGTGTTCTACAAACTTAATCTCAAGAAGTTTTTGACCGAGAGGAAAATAAATCAAATCTCCTTCTTTTGGTCTTTTGGTGAGAACATAATCATCTGAAGAATCTTCTAAGAATGGTGAGATATAACTTTCAAATCTTTCTTTTGAAATAACAAGATTAAACTCCTCCATTGCACGAATACCAAACTTCGTGAGAACTTCTCTTTGACCTGCAGGGCCTTCAAAGTTTGAAAGATAAACCTCTAAAGGAAATGTTTGATCAAATACTGACTGAATAACTTCTTTGATAACACTTCTTGTCGTCAGAAGTTTTCTGGGAATGTAATAACATTCCACTCCATACATACGAAGTTGTTCGTTAATTAAATCCTGTACAAGGTTTTGTTCACCTTGAGATCCTTGTAGAAAAAATGGATTTAACATTATCCTATCATATCAAGAGGAGGCATTTCGTAAGTAGATGGCATCTTAGCCTCGATTTCTGCCAACTCTCTTACACCGTCTTCATAAATTTGTCTTCCATTCAGTTGAACACCACCAGGAAGTTGAACACCTTGGAATTTAATCAGATTCATACCCCACTGTTTTTTACAAAGGGCAGTGAAGTATCTTTTTAAAAATGGATCATTATAAACTCTAGTAAAGTCATTAGGATCTAGAATCCTGAAACAATCAATGATAAAGTAATCATTCACTGTGATCTGTGACCAATCTACATCAATGTATAACTTATCTTGTCTAATATTAAAACGATATCTAATCTCTGGGTTCAATAAGAAAGTAATATCTTCAAGGTAGGTTTGAACCATAGAATACTGAAGAAGATCAACGGAACTGAACTGATAAAGGTCGTTCAAGAAAAGTTGATAACGAATATTGAACAGACCATCGTACACAGTGTCTGAACGAATTCTGAAGATATTATTGATACCAATAACTGATGGTGGGATTTCCAAATAGTTATTGTTTTCTTCATAAGTAAATGTAACACCAGCACCAGCAATTGTTGCAGTGGTAGTTGTTGTTGTGATTCCTGCAGAGGAATTAGCACCTCTAGCCCGACCTCTGTCAATATCTGCTTGAGTGATCTGATGTTTTAAATATACTCTTGCAATACCGTCATAATGTCTTTCTTGAAAGACCTGAACTGCATCATCTAACAGGTCTTCAAGTTGTTCGTCGGCAACGTTGATTTCCAAAACAGGATAACCAAGTTGTCTCTTGGCGTAATCAATTAAGCCTTGTCTGGAACTTGGTTGAGCCATTCATCTACCCTTTATTAAGTATTTAGTTTCTGCACTATGACGGATAACATATCTTTGATATCTGTGATATCATCTTTTACAGTTTCAAGTTCTACCTTCATCTGTTCAAATTGTTGAGCCTTGGTTTGCATAGCATCTCTTTGAGCTATGTAAGCTTCGTAGGCTGATCGATCTCTATTAACAATAGCTTGAGAATTGGGGTCTCTATAGAGACCCGCAAAACCTTCTACGGGAATGTATTTTGACATTATGCAAGTGCAATCGCTCTGAGGTCTTTAATGTATGGTGGTTCTGCCTGGTTTGTTCCAACCATATCAATCTTGACTTGGAACTTGGTAAACTTGGGAAGTGGGCCACTAGAGAACTGATAATCCTTGTATGAAAAATCAGAACTTGGAGTTACCAGAGTGTTTGGAAGACCGTTACTGTTAGATGGATTCAGAACAGTTCCTGATTGTGTAAAGTTGTTTACACCTGGGAATGGTTCAAAGTTTTGGCTCATGCTATTTTCTGCAGAACCTTCAGAAATGATCTTGTAGAAAACTCTAATATCTGCAGAGGATCTGCGATATGCAGCAAGTTGAACTCTGAGTTCTGTAGCTGGATTCTCAAGAACCACAAGACGAGAAACATAAGTGGAAGCACAAGGATCTTGACCAGTGATATTAACTCTTGAATCCGTTGCAAAGTTTGTTACTGGATTATTAATTCGGTTTGTTGTTGTAACAACATTTACACGATCCAAATCCACAACTGGTGAAACATCTGGATCTCCACTGATCAGAATAGTTTCAAGAGTGAATGATTTGTTCCCTGGTAAATCGGAAAGTTTATCAGATTCATTGACTTGAGATGCAATCAATCTTGGAGTGTTAAATGTGTTTTGACCTTCAAGATCAATAGAAACAAATCCTTGATCAATAAATGATTCTTCATTACCACCAATACTAGTAGCAGAAACAGTTCTTACTCTTCCAGAAAGAGAAGTTCCTGGTGGAGTGATTGTTTGAATATTTGGTGTCAGAGTTTCAAATTGAATATTTTGAGTTGCAACAACTCTATCACCACCAGTTTGTTTGGTAGAAGAGAAATAACGATCTGGGAAAGAACCACCACTTCTATCAACACCACTGGTATTCATATCAACTTTGATGTGATAGTAATCAAGATCTTTCTCATTTGGAACCGTCACATCTGGATTGTTCATATCGTGAGTTTTATTGATTCTTCTCAATGAAACACCACCGAGTTCATACTTCTTGACTTCTGTACCGGCAGGATAAGAGAATACTCCAGTTCCATCAATACCTCTGGTTGCAATACCAGTGATTGTACCTGTGGCAGTTCCACTGTATGCAATAACCTCATTACCAATCTTCAGGTAACCATAGTTTGTTGTCCCTACACCAACACCTTCAAATGTGTCAAAGTTGGAAGAAGACACAACTGAAATGTTTGCTGTAGATGTTCTATCATAATCTGTAGTCAGAGTTGTCACAGGTACATCAGATTCAACGCCAGAGATCGTTACAAGGTTGTTAAAGGCGTGCATTCCGTGAGCACGATGATTAACCTTAAAGTGTAAACCATCGTTAGTTGCATCAACATCGAAGGAACTAATCGTGCATCCATTTCCAATAACAACAACGTTTGAACCATTGTTGAATGTGATTGTTCCTACACCAGTTGTAAATGAACCTTGAATCTGGTCTAAGATGAGAGTGTTGGTAGAAGTTACAACTCCAACCGCCAGGACTGCACCACTACCATTTCCAAGACCAAGAGTACTGACTCCAACCGTATCACCAACAGAGAAGTTCTTACCACCGTTTGTCACAGTCACTGCAGAGATTTCACCGTTGGTAACGGTTACATTTCCTACCATTCCAGAACCAGATCCTGTCAGTGTTGTTAAAGGAACACTATTATATGTCAAACTTCCACTTGAAGGTGTATAACCTACACCAGCATTAGTAATCGAGAACGTTTGAGCTCCAACACTTGCAATACCAGCGGTAGAAACAAGTTTTGCAGATGC